AGGTCACCGCCATGGGGACCGACCACAGCCCGGCCGACGTGCTGCGTTGGTTGCTGGTTAGCTACGGGATCGTCACCGACCCCACCGTCGGTTCCGCCTGGCCGTGCTACTGTTCACTGGAACCTCCGACCCCCGACGACTGCGTCACCACCTTCGACACGGACGGTACGTTCCAAGGACGGTTCCAGATAGACGGCAAGCAGATGGAGAAATACGGCGTTCAGATCCGGGTACGGTCGAAGAGTCACCAAGGAGGTTGGGCCAAGGGGTCCGCCCTGGTGGCGTTACTGGATCAAGACGTGCGCAGAGACACAGTGGTGGTGGGTGACAGCACCTACTGTGTCCAGTCTGTACACCGAAAGACCTCCCTCGTAGAACTGGGCAAGGAACTGGGAGCCTCCAAGCGTCACCTGTGGGTCATCAACTGTACCGTCACACTGTCCAAGATAAGCTAACCTCACTACCGTTCGGACATATAATACCAAACCCGGCGCAGAGAGAAGAGAGCAATGGCATCACCAGAGGTTATCACCAGGGTAGACCCGTCTGCCGCACCGGATTCGTACCGCTATCTGACCAACGGCTGTATCAGCACCATCGCGTTCAGCGCTGACCCGAACGCGCCGCTGTTCGAGATCGCGGTCACTCCGCCAGGTATCGACAACGGGGACGAGATCGACACCACAACCATGTGGAACGACACCTGCCGTACCAAGATCGGCCGATGTTTCGACGACTGGACGCCAGCAAGTATGCGGGTGGCGTATGACCCGGAGTTCTACTCCATCTACAACAACCTACTGAGTCAGAACCAAGCCATCACGATCTCTTTCCCCAACGGCGACAACCTGACGTTCTGGGGCTACATGAAGTCTTTCATCCCGTCCGAGATGGAAGACGGCGTGTTCCCCGAGGCGGACGTGGAGATCGTGGTCAGCAATTGGGACCACGTCAACTGTGTCGAGGCGTGTCCGGTGTTCCAGGAAGCAACCGGCACCTGCTGACCGTACAGGGAGGGGTGGTTGTGAGTGGTGTCAGTACCATCCTCACTCGTTGTGGGGTAGGGCACACCTCTTCGCGCTGGGACGCCACCCCTCCCTTATTCTCTCAGTCCCAGCCTAGTCAACACTAACATAGAGGAACCCATGTCCCAGCAATTGACCCCCATCGTGTTCGACGAGAACGACCTGGCACCGCACAAGGAGGAGGTGGTACTGGGTAAGGACAAGTTCTGGCTCCATGAAGCACTGGAGGACGAGGCCGTCAGGTACAACAACGCCCGCGCCAAGGCCGCACGGATGATGGATGGCAAGGTCGTTGGCGTGGACGGTGTGGCCGACATCGAGCCGTTCTTGGTGTCCCTCTGTCTGTACAAGTCCAAGGACGACGGCTCCTTCCCCTACCTGCCCAACGGCACCGACCCTGACACCAAGTACAGGGTGCCTCTGCCTTGGGTGCGCAAGCTCCCCGCACGGGTGGTGGCCAGCTTGTTCGCCAGGGTCAAAACCATCTCCGACCTGGACGACGACACCGAGGAGTCCCTGACCCGCCAACTCAAGGACATCCAGGAGAGATTGTCCGTCTTGCGATCCCGCAGCGGGAACCCAGTGGGAAACGGGTCCGACTCCTCGGCGGACAGCTAAGGCTCGCTGACCGGTCGGGGAGACTGTTCACCGAACTGCTCAACCTCAAGGGGCCACTGACTCATCGTCAGTTCCTAACCTGGGAACTATGGGACCGTGAGCAGTGGAACCAGCCGTCACGCACCGACCACTACCTCATGCAAGTGGCGTGTGAGGTGAGACGGGTACTGAGCTCCAAGCCCAACCGCATCAAGCTGTCCCACTTTGTACTCAAGTTCGGGGCCGGTAGGGACACGGTGGACGCGGAGAAGGCGGCCGAGCGGAGCAAGTCTACTTGGTTTGCCATTCTAAGACTGGACAAGGACGGTAAGCCTTTAGACGGGGTCAAACGGCCGGTGATCAAGACGCCGCCGCCCTCACCGCCACGCTCCGCTGTCCAGCACCCAACGTCCAACATGGCCCGCAACCGAAGGTAGTCAGTTATGGCCACCGCCGTAGAACTGGAGCGCTTGATCGTTAGACTGGTGGGTGACTCCACCGCCTACCTTCAGATGCTCAAGCAAGCGCACGCGCAGACGCGGCAGTTCGCCAACGCGATGCGGTACGACTTCGCCCGGCTCCAGGCGGCGGTGGCTGTCCCCCTCATCATGATCGGGAAGGCGACCGTCAAGGCGTTTTCTGACTTTGACAAGGCCATTACCGAGTCGGCAGCCATTACCAACGCCAGCGCGGAGCAGGTCCAAAACATGAGGGACGCCGCGCTGGAGTTGTCCACCAAGGCGGTCCACGGCCCAATAGAGTTGGGCAAAGCATTCTACAACTTGTTGTCCACAGGTATGGACGTCGAGGCGGCCATCAAGGCCCTACCGGTGGTGAGCGAGTTCGCTACTGCTGGTGTCTTTGAGTTGAGCGAGTCCATTGACTATTTGGCTGGGTCCGTCAACGCCCTGGGCATGAGCTTCGACGACCCCACACTGCAAATAGCTGCCATGAGGACAGTCAGTGACGCCTTAGTCAAGTTGAATAATGAAGCCATCGGCACCACCAAGGACTTCGCCCAGGCACTGACCAACAACGCTGCTGCGGCCATGCGTGCCTACAACGTATCGCTGGAAGACGGTCTGGCTATCCTCGGTGCCTACGCCAAGCAGCAGATCAAGGGCGAACACGCTGGCTCGGTGTTCAGCCGAATGCTAAGACTGGTAACCCAGGCGGCGGCCAAAAACAAAAAAGCCTTCAAAAGTATGGGGATCGACGTTTTCGACCCCGACACCGGTATGCTGCGTCCGATGGTTGACATCATCGAGAACATGTCCGACGTGTTGGGCAAGCTCAACACCGAGGGTAGGACGGCGGCGTTGATGTTCCTCGGCATCGAGGCCAAAAGCGCGCATGCCATCCTACCACTGTTAGGTATGGGGGACACCATACGACATCTGCGCAAGGAACTCGAACAACGTTTCGGCGAAACCGCCAAGGTAGCGTCCAAACAGATGGAGGCGTTCTACAACCAGATGGAGTTGGTAGGGCACCATGTTACCATACTTGCCATCGAGATCGGTGAGATCCTCGCCCCCGCCCTTATGTTCTTGGGTGACATGGTGAAGGGAGCCATCAAGTGGCTACAGTCCCTCTCCCCCGTAACCAAGCAGATCATAGTGTTCACCACCGCATTGGTTGGTGTCGTCACCGTCCTGGCAGCCTCCTACGCCATGATGGCCTTCGTCCTCGGATCGGTGGCCGCTGTGGTGGCACACGTCATAATCGTAATCATCAAGGTGGGCCTAACACTGGCCGAAGTAGAGGAGCGTACCAAGGGAGTCTCCAACGCTTGGCAGCGTCTGGGCCTCCCCTGGGAAAACATCGTCACGGCGGGTAAACTGGTCGGTACGGTACTCATACACCTCTACCACATTATCGGGGACTTGATCGGTAGCGTGCTGGTCGAGGCGACTACCAAGGTGATAGAGTTCATCAAGGCCAACATGGGTATCGCAATCGCAGTAGCAAGCGTGAGTGCTGCTGTGCTAGTAGTCATTGGAGTTTACAAGCTGCTGGTACTAACTGTCAGTACCACTATCATGGTGCTATCCGCGCTCAAGATACTGCAAGTTCTGGGAATCACTGGTTGGGCTGCATGGTCAGCAGCAGTGCTGGCTGCAAAGCTGGTGCTAGGACTGTTCAACCTACAGTACGGATTGATGGTAGCGCTGATGGGTGGTGGCACAGCAGCGCTTGCCGCTACATCTGTTGGGATGCTGGTAGTCAAGGTTGCTACTTGGCTATGGAATGCTGCTCTGACCGTCATGAATGCTCTGTTGACAATGGGTGTAGGTATCATCATCGCATTCGTGGCTGCCATCACCGCTCTGGTTGGTACATTTGTCATACTGACGGCAACAGCCGTAGCCATCGCAGTCGCGCTGGGTGTGGTAACGGCCGCAGCAATAGCAACCTGGCATGCTGTCGATGACTTACTGACTGTCTTCAAGAGTTTCCCCACAACAACTGGACCCATAGCCCACATCGCCGGTCTGTTCAAGGAGTGGGGTGAGATTCTCAAGGAAGTCTTCGAGGTTGCGAAGACCAACTCAGACGTAGCATGGAAGTTATTGGTTGCCGGATTCAACCTAGCTGTGAACCAGATTAGGGATCTCTGGAACCCGCTGTGGAAGTTCATCGAGGTGGGGTTCACTTCACTGGCCGAATTGGTCAGCAAGAGCTTTCTGCAACACTTCGAGCTGGCCCTACTCCAAATAGAGATAGCCGCCCGCAAGCTGTTCGTGAAGAAAATAGGAGGTGGACTGCAAAACATCTTCGGTATGGAGATCACGGCACAAATCTTTGCCGACGAGACAAAATTCATCCAACAGCTAGAGACCACATCCAGACTAATGCAGCGTAACATAAAGACCACCATAGAGAGGGGGATAGAGAAGACAGTGGAGGATCTCAACAAGGCAGCCGAAGGATTCAAGGTGGAAGAAAGTCCAGAAACCAAGAAAGCCCGCGAAGAGGTGGAGAAGATCCGCAAGGAGGCGGAAAAGCTGGTCAAGGAGGCAATTTCCACCGCCGAGTTCAACAAAGAATGGGAAGAAATTGAGCGGAAGATGGCCGAACAACGTATGTGGGAAGAACTGGGGAAGAGGGCCGGTATGGGCTTCGGTAAAGGGTTCGGGGCGGGGATGGAAAAGTTCACCCCTCCCTCAAGGTGGG